ACTTTGCCTTTCTTGTAATATTACGGAATACAGTTAAAACTAGTAATACTTTGGGACACACATGGATAATTACGAAACTGATGAATGGTTGCTAAATGTGTTTGATGATTGGTTTGACCCGTGTCCGTTGTTTGCGGACTTTGACGGGCTCAAGATCCCGTGGCACGCACACACCTACGTTAATCCACCATATAGCAACCCAATGCCGTGGGTAGTAAAAGCGATAGAAGAAAGCAAAGAAGGTAACACTGTAGTAATGTTGCTAAAGAATGACTCAAGCACTAAATGGTATAAGATGCTTCATGAGCACGGGTCAAGATTTCTTATGATACACGGTAGGCTAAAGTATCGCACGGGATCTAGCGCACCCTTTTCTAGCGTGTTGGTGGTTGTCTAATGCCTGCTACGCATAGCTTTAGCCTAACGCCAAAGGCTTCCAAGTTTGTTCGGTACAATAAGTACCCTAGATATCTTGGAGGGGCTAGTAAGATGGTATCTGATGCAATAGAATGGTACTGGACGGAAAACGTAGTTACAACAGGTGCAGTTGTAGACTCTGACAACTACGAGCAAGATCCTTTGACTATGGAATGCGTCGCATGTGGGGCCAAGCACTACAAGCGTGAACTTAGGGTCGTAGGAGACTTGATGCTGAACATAGAGGGACTGCAACAGCACCTAAGCTTAGCCAATAAAAAAATCGAAGAACTAAAGAACCGTAAGATGAGGGAGATTATATGGTCGAAGATAAGTGGCTCAGAATAATGGAAATGGTGTTTGGGTTAGTCAATGAGATTGACGAGGCATTGAACGAAGTGGACGCAGAACCAGAGGACAGCCTCATTATGGACGACCACGGCGAGCCTAATGACTGGATTGAGGAGGAGGAAATACCCCAGGATCTAGAAGTGCTTGACGTGTGCTTAGTTTGCGGTACATGCACCAGCGATCTGCAATATCACCTAGACCATAACATTGAATGTGCGCAAGCTCTACGATATGTCTGATGCCAAAGCCGAAACCAGACCAAGTAGTGCGCCATGAAGTCGTTTTGTCTCGCCCTCTGCAAGAAACCGTTGATAGTTTGGTTTCCTCTGTAAATTTTAGGAACGTCGCAGATCCGACGGTTAGATTGCTAAATGACGTAACAGGAATGGCGACATTCCTAGGTATACTTGCATCTTTAGGATTGACAGGCATAGCGTTCCAATACGTTGCCGACGATAATGAGACAAGTGTAATCAAAGTAATCAACAACTGGTTACTGCAAAGATCTATCGCGATAGCGACTAAGGCAGGTGTACCAGAAGCAGAGGCCGGGATCTATGAGCCAATTGTCAATCCAACAGCAACCGGGCCATTTGAGATATTTTTCGCTCAATTTGCTAACGTTTTTGACTAAAAAAGTGCCTCCAAGGGGGGGTATTTGATGTCAAAATCATGGGTCTTGAATTAATGCAAATAATGGCCTGTTTGTAGTTGATGGACCATCTGCGCCAGTCAAGGTAAATGTAGAAGGTAGGGTTGTGCCTGTAGTCAAGTTAGCCCCCCTAATAGCGTTAGGCACTTGTGCAGTGTTAAGTGAAAAGCCGGGCGCAATCCCTGCTGTGTGTTCGTCATCTATTGCAGAGAGTGTTGCTTGTGAAGGACTACCAGCGTAACCCCACACAACATAATAGTAAGGATCGCCAGCAACTAAGTCTGATGTTTGGCTTACTGAAGCAGACGACTTTGTTCCTGTTGATGATGCGTCAAATTCTATTTGTGCAACTAAGGCGTTAGGGTAATTGTTGCTGTCTAATGTGTATATGCCCACATTGACTTTAGCACCTGTCTGCGCTGTGCTAACTGATAATTGTGCATCATTGATAGAACCCGCGAAAGGTGCAATAAAAGGAAATCCAGTAGGCCTAGTATTCGCAAAATATGTGCTAGATCCTGACGTACCAATTGAGGCAAAAGGTGCAAAGTTGCTAATCTGGAATATTTTGAATGTGTTGTCAAACGGTGTTTTGATTAGATAACCAAACGCACTCCCGCCACCGCTAGCGTCAGCCCATTCGACGGCCGCGCTTGCGCCCTTTGACGTAAGCACTTGACCGTCAGTACCGTAGTTTGCACCGCCTATACCGATCTGCCCGGCATCACCGACTCTGATTCTCTCGTTTGCGTTAGTCGCTATTGCTATGTTGTTAGTAGCTGGTTGTAACAGCCCTGATTGTGTGTCGCCTGCAAAGCTGATTGACGGCGTTGCCGATGTCCCGTCTGGTATGGCCTGTAACCCTGATGCGCTAACACGCAGTTTTTCCCCACCCGCGGAAAACGACAATATGTTGCTACCTGTTCTGTACATACCTGTGTCTGTATCATCTGAGAATGAGTACGAGGGTGCTCCGCTAGATCCATCAGGTGCTAGTAATGGGAAGGTTGTGGCACTACCAGACAGCAAACCGGTCCATTCACTCTTTACTGTAAGTCTCGCAAGTTGTACAAGCACTAACCTGCGCAACTCATCCTCGTTCTGCAATTCTATGCTTAACGGGTCGCCTGTTGCCTCTACATCGCTAAAGGTCACGTTTTCTAGGTCTTTTGTCTGCAAATTACGGTAAACTCTAGGGCTTTTCTTGTTTGCATCAGGTAAAGGCGGTGTCATAGCAACCCATCCCATTCTTGTTTCACAGTTAATCGTGCTAAATTAATTAGAATTAACCTGCGAAGCTCATCTTCATTCAACTCCTCAATGGTAATTTTGTTACCAACGTCCTTCATAGTGTCGTAAGTTACGTTCTCTAATGTTAGATTCTGTAACAAGGTGTATACTCTAGGAGATCGATTAGGTGCGTCGGGTAATGGCATATCTATCACCCTAGCAATCCTAACAAGAAAAACAGTACCAAATCACCAGTCATAGACGCACTTTGTGTAAGTCCTACTGGTGCTGGTCGTATTGGAAGCCCTAATTGTTGCCTGTCACGGTTACGATCTGCTATGGCTTGTAATTGCGATTGCAGTAACGCCTGATCCTGGGGTCTGTAACCACCTATCGCCGCTTGTTGTTCTGGTGTAAGCAACCCTACCACCTCATAGTTGCTTTTTTCTCATGTTTACAATGCGCTGTATAGCCTCTGCGTCTTTCATAGATATGCAACCAGTGGCAAATAATTTCATAGCCGTAGATTGCATTCTATCCAATGCCCTCTTTTTCTGAGTTTTTGTCTTGTACATCAAAACACCTACGCATTGGTTAGGAATTGGGCCTTAAAGTTTAGAGCAACTGGTATATTGTACGACATAGAGAAGATCGGTGCGTTGTCTGATGGGTCTGATGCAGGTACAGCACCAACAACGTTACCCAATGCGTCCACGACGTAGAATCCCATGGTTTCGATCTTGCTACCGTCTATGCTACTGCCAAACGCCTTTACGATTGTCTGCCCTTGTAGTGTGTCCCCGATAGAGTTGCTAGTCTGCAAATCGACTAATTCGTTTGTCGCCGCGCCGGTTGGTGTGTCTACGAAGATCCTGGAAACACCTTGAGCAGTGTACACGCACATTGCCGCGTTCCTTGCGCTGTTGGTTAGACTTAGAACTCTGATCTTGTCACCTGCTCTGAGTTGATACGGTGCGCATAGCATTGGTACTTCTTGGCTAACGCCTTTGACTGAAACAGGTATGATTGATGCAACTAGACCTTGAGAGAGGACGTATGCGTATGAGATCCCGTTGTCTGCCTGTACGCTACCAGCGACTAGGACTTTTCCGGGCGCGTAGTCTCCGATGCTCTGCGCGGATACTGTGTAAACGGTGTCAGTGGTTAGATCTGACTCCGTGCCCTCTGCTATTTCTGCCTTGAGGGGAATGTTTGTGCCATCTGAGCACACTAGATTTCCTACTACTGTGTTTGTTGCCATAAAATCACAACCTCACTCCAAGGCCTAGAGGCTTTATGACCTTGTTAGCCTCTCTAAAGGGCATTCTCATGACTCTCCTAAACACCTTTGCGCCAGCATTGAACGTTAGTGCCTGTATTGCCATGTTCGCCGCGTTAGCCCTTGCGTTAGAGCTCATCGTCATGTAGGCAGATGATGGGTTTTGTAGGATGTCTCCTAGTGTGACAGCCGGGCCACCCGTTGCGTATGCACCAGAGGAAGTGAAAGTATCAGCCCCTCCTGTTATCATGCCTACGGGAGATGTCCCCGCGATCCCCTGCGTAAGTATTGCTAGATTTCCATAACCTACAAATGCAGAGTACAAATTAAACGTTCTTGGGCTTCTTCTTCGGCGTGTTTTCCTACGAGCCATGATTTTGAGTCAAGATCTAGCTCGCTATTGTAGTTTTTCTTGGAATTGTCCGTTGGGGGCACGTTGGGGGAGCTCTGCTTGCATTTTACCAATCAGCATTTGCGCAATTGCTTGTTGTAACGGATTAACTGGCTGTACCCCTTCCAAACCACCACTCTCAAGCACTTTTTGGATAGCCCCCGCCAGTTTTTCGTCTAATTCTTGGAACAGATCTAGCACCAAACCTGTGCCACGGGAGGCGAGGAACAACGTTAGCAGGATTGAAGCACCCTGCAACACAACAAAAACAGCTAAGACGGTAAAAAGTGAAACTTGTATCCTCATCCCTCCGTGACGCGCACCCTAACGGCACCCGACTTATCAAAATTTACATTTTTTTGGATAGATCGTAACTTCAACCCAGTGCAAATCTTCTTTATCTCTCGCCGGACGGCTTGTTCTACTTGGTTAGTGGCAACTCTACTGCGCTAACCGTATTTTCTACGGCGTAGATCTCTTGCTAACTTTGCCTTTCTTGTAATATTACGGAATACAGTTAAAACTAGTAATACTTTGGGACACACATGGATAATTACGAAACTGATGAATGGTTGCTAAATGT